TACACGGTGTCCCTGTAGCTGTAGTAAGAGCACTAGGCGAGATACATATTCACGGCGACTCCGTAGTCCCTGTTCATCCTACTGTAGGTTCTTCAACTGTGACAGCAGAAGGGTTCCCTATCCACAGAGTCGGTGATCTGAGAGCTTGCGCCTTGCATCAGGGAGGTCCCAGCTTGAAAAATGTAACAGTTGTAGTAGGGCCTTAAAAAACAGGAAAAATCACTAGTTAAATTTAATTAGATATACATATCTACAGACGCTTAGAGCGTCAGGAGTTTATTATGAACAGAGATCAATTAAGAGAGGCCGTACTTGGCACCGCTGCCTGGAAGAAGGCAGGTTTTATTACTGAGTCCGCTGCTCCCGTTCAGGAGGCAGAAGTTATCGAGGAGGCCAAGGAAGAGAGTGCTGTTGAAGCACACACCTGCCCTCTTTGTGAGTCCACCCTTGAGGCCGAGCTTTCTGACGAGGTTCTTCTAGAGCACGCAGAGCAAATGCTTACCGTATTCCAAGAAGCTGAGGAGCTTCTAGCTGAAGCAGAGGAGTCCGAGGAAGGTGAGGTTATCGAAGAAGAGGAAGTAGATCTCCTCGAAGGTCTTGACGAAGATGAAGTTGAGAAGGTCGTAGCTTTCGTTAACGAAATGTACGGCAAGAAGAAGTCCATGAAAGCTGCCAAGAAAGGCAAGAAGATGGAGAAAGAAGGCGAGGACTGCTGATAACAATGGCTTCTCTTAATGACATTGGGATGGGGATTGGCGACTTCGCTCTTAACTTATTAGAGCGCGAGAAGGCCAATCCTCAACCTGCGTCTAAACCAAGGGCGCAGGGTAATGTCCCAGATATAGAGAATGTCCAAGTCCTTCAAGAAGATGTGGATCAAGTTCTAGCTAACTCATTTGGAGTAGAAAAGAAAGAAGAACCACAAGTTAATCTTCTTGAGCAAAGAAGGAAGGTCCTTAAAGAAGAAATCAAGCAAAAGGTTTCTGAACTTAAAGATCTTTTAAATGAATTTTACGGACCCGGAACCACTACAACTGGAAGTATAGGTACTCATTATGGGGCTGATCAGCATAGTAAGAAGCGAGTCAGAGCGCGTAGACGAAAAAAGTAGTCGATACCCTAGTGGTAGAGGAACTTATCGTCGCAGAAAGGAGAAGGTGTCTGGACAGAAAAGTAAGGCACCTACCTACAGCACTATAAAAGACGCACTTAAGAAGACCTCCCCAGGGACTATATTCACAACCAAAGGTTCGTATAGAATGTATGTAACCACTGCTGGTGGTTGGGGTAAAAGTAAGCAGCAAAGAGTATCAGGTAGAACTGCAAAAGGATTCACGCCTGGAAGCTCAACCCCTAGCTCAGATTGGAAGAGTGTAAAGAGCCATGCTGCTAGAACAAAGGTGAAGCACGGTAAGTCCACCTCTAAACGACTAACCGCTAAAGCTCGAAGAAAGATCGACAAAGGAGATAAGTGATGCTAATCGAAGATGTTTTTATCATTGAGAATTTACAGGTCCTCAACGAGGGCAAGAATGGTCCCATGAGAGTTCGTGGAGTTTTCCAGCGTGCAGACGAGGAGAACAACAACAAGCGTATCTATCCTAAGGCATTACTTGAGCGTGAGATCACTAAGCTTGAAGAGTCCATGAAGAACCGTCGTCTCATGGGTGAGCTTGATCACCCTCAGCACGATAGCGTCAAGCTTTCCAATGTCTCTCACCTTATCACTAAGCTAGAAGCTAAGGGTAACGAGATCATTGGTGAAGCTGAGATACTTGATACTCCTATGGGTAAGGTTGCCAAAGCACTTATCGAAGGTGGCGTACAGATCGGTATCTCATCTCGCGGCATGGGCACACTTTCTGAGGGTCAGGATGGCAAGCGTTATGTAAACGAGGACTTCCGCCTTATCACCTGGGACCTTGTTGCTGACCCTTCAACCCGTGGTGCCTTCCCTGCCTTGTCTGAGAGCACTAACCTTAACAGCATGTTAGTTGAGGAGATCCTAAGTGATGTTCTTCCCAAGGTCACGAAGCAGAAAGTGTTCAGCACCTTACTAGCCGAGCGCCTTGATGAGAAACTTAAAGGTAAACAGCACAAGCTAGACAAGAACAAGAACGGAAAGATTGACGGACAGGACTTCAAGATGCTTAGAAAGGAAGAGAAAGAAGAAACTTCTAAACTATTCCCTCGCGTAGAGAACATTATAAAAGAAGGTTCTCGCGGAGTTCGCAGATTAGCTAGAGTCGCAGCCGCAGTCCGTGCAGCGAAAGGTATGGGGTCTGCTGAGGATACTCAGGCACAGAAGAAGCTTGGAAGAAAGGAAGGCGAGGGTATGCTCAGAAAGAGTGGACTCAAACAAGATTCTTTCATGAAGGATGATAAGCTGGCTGCTAAAAAGCCAGGATCAAACCTACCAAAAAAATAGTAAAAAACAACGACATCTATAATAGATGTATAGATAACAATAGATTGGAGTACAATCATGGATAAAAACAAAATAGAAGATATCGCTCAGTTACTTCCTGAGGGCATCACCGAGGAGACGGTAGTTGAAATCGCTGGTGTTATGTCAGATCTAATTGAGCAAAGAGTACAGGAAGAAGTTAGTGAACTTACCGACAAGGTTTTCGCCTACTTATCCATGAAGCGTCAGCAGATTCAGGAAGCAGCCCTTGAGGAGCTTCATGAGTCCAATGATGTTTATCGTGATGCACAAAGATTCCGTGAGCTAATGGGCTACATGTCAGTCGAGTATCGTCCTGAGTACATTGATGCTGAGAGCGAGAAGAGATTGTCAGAGGCCAGCGAGCTACAAGGTGATAATGAATTACTTGCCCGTGAGCTTTCTGAATCACTAAAAGAGCAAGATCGTCTTGCTAAAACAATCCAACTGTTAGAGTCGAAGGTCTCAAAGCGTGAAAGAGAAATCGAGTCACTGAACGAGAGCGTTCATTCTCTATCAGAGGAAAAGGAAGCTATGCTGTTCGAGTCCACCGAGCAAGCCGTAGTTATTACTAACAATGTGGATGAAGAGGTTGAGGATGAACAACTGGAAAGTATAGGGAATCAATTCTTAACCGAAGAAATGCTCAAGCTTATGCGATGAGCTTATAACTTTAAGGAGTTGTAGTTATTATGGATATTATGGAAATGGGTGCTAGTGACGACCTCGTACAGAAGTGGGGTCCCGCAGTTGACGGCATCGAAAATGATTATACCAAGAGAGTAACTGCACAACTACTGGAAAACCAACTCAAGTCAGCACAGAATGAGCGCGTTGATGAAGCCGCTTACGCTCCTGGCACCACTACTGTTGGTAGCATTGGTACTTTCCAGAAGTTTGCATTCCCTCTCGTTCGTCGGGTATTCCCCGAACTAATCGCTAACAACCTCGTTAGCGTTCAACCTATGAGCGCCCCTGTCTCACAGGTCTTCTACCTTGGCTCTGCTAGAGTTTATGGCGGCACCCGTCAGAACCTTTACAGCAAGTACCAGCTTACCTACCGCGGTCTCACCACTGGTGAGATCGACTACAAAGGTCGTGGCGCAAGTAGTATAGATCAACTAGCAAGTAGCTCAACTCAGCAAGATTTTGGTTCCTCTGCTCTTAACCAAGATCCTACTGGCGCTAACGAAGCTAACATGGCTGATGCTATTGCTAACTGGCCCGCAGCCGCATTTGCTCAAGGTTGGTCAGTATCCGCTGGTGAAGCTCTTGCTGGCTCTGCAATCCCAGAGGTCACCATGAGCATCGAGCAGCAGCCCGTGATTGCACGCACCAAGAAGATGCGTGCTCTCTGGACTCTCGAAGCTTCTCAGGATCTTAAGGCATATCACAACCTTGATCTTGAGCGTGAGCTTACTGATCTTCTCGGCAAAGAAATTCGCCTAGAGGTTGACCGTGAGCTTATCGAGAACCTTCGTGGTCTTGCTTACGATCTCACTGGCACTGGTACTGGTGATCTATTCCTTAAGGGTATGCTTGATCAAGCAAGCAACACTCCCAACTCTGACTTCACTGCACCAAACACCGATTCAAACTTCGGTGATTTCCTTTTTGCTCCAAACGCAGACGGAACCGCTGGTGTAGAGGACATCCCTGGTATCCCTGGCAGCTACAGCGTTGGTCAGAATGTTTTCCTATTCGACTTCAACAACACTGCTTTTGATGCATTTGCTCCTCGCCACATTGGCGACAAGTACGCTAACTTGCTCGCCACTATTAACTACGCTTCACAGGACATTTACAAGACCACTCAGCGTGGTGCTGGTAACTGGATCATCTGTGCTCCTGTTATGGCAACCCTTCTTGAGACCGCTGCTCGCCTAACTGGCGGCATCGAGTCCTCTGACGCTCCAACTAACTTCGGTCCTGGCACTATCCAGTTCCGTGGTAAGTTCATGGGTCGTTACGATCTCTATGTCGATCCTCTTTATCCAGAGGGTGAGATGATGATGGGTTACAAGGGCTCCAGCCCAATGGACGGTGGCTTCATTTACGCCCCCTACATCCCATTCCAGGCACTACCCACCATCACCGATCCTGAGAGCTTCCAGCCCAGAAAGGGCATCCTTACCCGTTACGGTAAGGTAGCTGTTGCTCCTGCTTCTAGATTCTATAGAGTTATTAGAATGGTCGGAAGTGACGGTATCACCGCTGGTCTAGATCAGAAATTGTCACTAACCTGATCTTAGGTAGCTAAAAACTGCCCACTCCTCAAAATAAGGGGAGTGGGCAGTTTTTTTATTTAAAGCACTATATATAAGTATGAAGTATAAGTACAGAAGCACTTGTAGATTCAGTATGCTTCTTGATGTGGACGGAGATCTTATTCAGATACGACCCAATCAGATAATTGAATCAACATCTGAGTTGAACTACGAATACTTAAAAAGAATAGAGGAGAAACCCAAAAGGACTCCTGCTAAGAGCAAACCTAGGAGAAAGCTAAGTGGCAAGAATAGTTTACCCAAAAGTGACGGGGTACGGAAATAGTTTTTCAAACACTGCGAGTGATAATTTATCCGATCACACTTCTCCTGATGTTCAGGAGATAGACCTCGATAACCTTAATAAGACAACTCAAACAGATGTTGTTGAGTTTAGTAATTTTGAGGAACAAATCAGAAGCTATATACTAGCCAGCTTAGGTCACCCTGTAGTTAGAGTTGAGCTAAACGATCATCAGCTAAAGCTTTGTATAGATGAAGCTATAACAGAGCTTGATTATCACGCTCCCCATTTCACTAGACAATATGCAGCATTCCAGACGGAAGGTGGGTATAATCTATATGGAATCCCTAACTACATACTAAGAAACCTGACCTATGTAACTTTCAAAAAGACACTACTTAGCATACAATCTCAAGCTGGTACGCTTGAGTTCGATTTCTTTATAAAGTATTTCCAAGACAACTTTTTATTCGACAACTTTTCCATCGGAGATTACTACCTTTTACAATCTACTTTGGAAACAACCAGAAGAGTTCTAGGACAAGACGGGGGATGGGACATTATAGATGGTCAGTTCCTACAGCTATACCCAGTTCCTTCAGTAACTGATGTGGCGATATTAGAATATCGTGCATTAAACTCTGTGACCATGACTCCAAAGATGAGGAACTGGGTACAGAAGTATTCTACTGCCTGCGCTAAGGAGCTTCTTGGTCAGGTCAGAGGCAAGTTTGCCGTCGTTCCTGGGCCAGGAGGAGGAACACAACTTAACGGAGCAGCCCTGCAACAACAGGCCATGCAGGAAAAACAAACTCTAAAAGATGAGTTAATCAATGAGGTTGAAGAACCTCCCATGTTTACCACAGGTTGATGGCTAAGAGATTTAAAGTTAACAGGCAGATGCAAGACCTTCCACAAGTGGAGGGTGCTACTCCTTTATCTTTTTATGATCCCAACAATCCAGATGTAAATTTATTCAACCTAGTTGACGATGAAATCATTAGGATATCTGGTTCACCTTTGCACTACTTCAAGTCGTTTGTTAGTGAAAACTTTGATGAGGTGTACTTAGAAGCTAGAAGTAAAACCATATCTTCAGAACCTATTAGAGTTCATGGACACTATGAGCCCTCTATAGTTGAAGAGGTACTATCAAACTTTGGTATAGAGCTTACTAATGATCAAATGTTTGTATTCAATAAATCATATATTGAATCTCAGTTGAACAGAAGCCCTATGATAGGTGATCAAATAAAGCCAGAGTTTCAGAATCAGAAGTATGAGATAACAGAGGTTCAAGAAGATAGCTTTGAGATGTATGGAGTATACCATGTAGTATGCACTGCCAAGCTTCTCCGCGAAGATGAGCCGACACTTAACCAACCTGTTACTGATGTAGCAGATGATGTAGGGGGGTACTTAGATCTTGAATAACAGATACACGGAGAACTCAGGTACATACAAGCAATACTTAGCTAGTAACAGACAAACCCCTGACACTGGTAGGAACTATCTATTAAATAAAATTAATGAGTATTCCCAAGGGCTAGTAATAAACTCTACAGTGTATAAAGAGATCTTAAGGTCCTTGCTCTCCAGGGTCAAGCTTAGTTATGTAAATGCTCAGGACGAAAGCGTTCTAGTTAAAGTTCATCATGGCAGACAAGACAGAGCAGTAGCCAAAAAGTTTCAAGAGAACAACTTAATACTGCCTTACTCTACCATCTACCAGTCCGCTGTCCTCTCAGATGATGAAAAGAGAAGAACATCATCGTCTCTAATACATACAACGAAATGGGATGA